GTGTGCCGGTGGCGGTCTCTCGCACCTGCACGATGGCCGTAGCCGGCGTAAAGTCGAGTGGGATGAGCACGCACCCCAGAGCGACCTCGGTGGCGTTGGGCACGCGGGTGATGGTCAGCTGTCGCTGATGTCCACCCGTGGGCGGGGGCATTCACGCCCCCGCCCCGGTTCCCATGGTTGGGACTAGACGGCCAGCGGGGCGTCGAACCCGGCCGGGATGGCGTAGGCATCGTTGCCGATGCGGTAGACCAGCGCGGCGACCCGGTTGATGACGCCAAAGCCGGCGTAGCGGATCATGCGCATCTCCAGGCGCGCGCCGTCGGGGCTGTGATCCTCGACGAAGAGCCCCTGCAGCGCCGCGACGGGGTACTCCCGCTGCGCGATGAACGCGCCGGCGCCCTGAGCGTGCGCGATCATGTAGTTGTCGGGCAGCGAGCGCCACTCGACCACCCAGCACTTATCCACCTTGCCCAGCACCTCATCGCCAAGCCCCAGCGAGAGCTGGCCGGCCAGCGTGTCGGTGGCGACGCCGATGCGAATATCGGGGTCGGCCACGGGCACAAACGAGGTCAGCCCGACGATGCTGTCCACGAGGTTGGTGGGGGCGTACACCACCACCGGCCCCGCGTTGGAGGGATGCTCCATCAGCTCGCGATAGATGATCGGGAACGGGTTGCTGGCATCGGCAATGCTGGCGGCCTGCGCCAGATAGTGATCGTCCGGCGCGGCCAGTCCGGTGCCGGCGCGCACGTAGGTCACGGCGTCGCCGTTGGCCAGGGGCTGTACCGCCAGCACACCGTACTGCTCATCGGTATAGTTCCAGCTCACGTTGTCGAACACCGCAGCCAGCACATGCCGCCGCATCCAGTCGCTATCGCGCTTGATGCTCTCCAGCGTGTATTCGTTGGCCTCTTCGACGGTCATCAGCTCCCGCGTGACGCGGTTGGTGCCCCACGCCGTGCCGCCGCCCTGAATGGGGAACGCCACGGTGTAGTGCCCCTGCTCTACCACCGGGGTGGGGATGCCGTCCTGATCCAGCGGCTGCAACGTGCCGGTGCCGGGCAGCCGGAACTGGATCTGATGATCGGTCGTGCGCTGCACCATGGCCGACAGCAGCGCGTTAACGTTCGCGGTATGCTCGGCCACCGATTCTTGCACGGCACGACGCACAATATCCACTCCCACCGTCGACACGCGCTCTGCGGCGAGGTGCTGGAGGTTCACGAAACCATAGGTCAGTACGTTAGGCATTTTTTCACCTCACCTACACGTCGATCCGCAGCAGCTTGTCGGCATCGCCGGTGTGTCCAAACGCGGGCCACACCTTGCCGATGGCGTCCATCGCCGCGGTCTGCGCGTCGGCCATGACGCCGGCGCCGGTCCCTACGAACACGTCATCGCCATAGTCCATGCCGTCCATTACATCGCCCACATCGACCCAGCCCTTGCTCACCACGGTGATGGTCTGCCCCGCAAACGTGGCGCTGCCGATGGCAATGCCCACGCACTCGACGGGGTTCACCGCGTCGTCAGCCGCGGCGATGAAATGCCCGTTGGCGTCCAGGCCGACCAACATCCCCGCCGTAATGACGGCCCCGGCGGGACCGGTCATCTGCTCGATCACTTTTGCGGCGGACACATCCGCCGCGGCCACAGCGGTCAAATCTGCCATGTTGCTCCTTTACAGCTACAGCCTACTCTTGTAGGCGCGCTTACGTCGTTCCTCGTCTGTCATTGCCTGGGATACCCCCTGCGCACGAGGCGTTGCAGGCACCCCGACCGGCGGCCGCGCTAGCAGAGCCTCGCGGTTCTTCGCCAGCCATTCCAGTTGCGCAACCACATCCAGCTCGCTCAGCAGGTCGAGCACCGGCTGCGGCAGTCCTTCGCGCGCCGTGGCGGCGTAGGTCTCCAGCGCCGACTCCAGCACCTCGATGCGCCTCGCCTGCTCGGTGGCGGTGGCCTCAATCTCTGCCAGCTTGGCCTTGCGTTCCTCGGCGAGCCGCCGGAACTCTTTTTGCTCCTCCAGCCGCCGTTGCTCGGCCTCCTCGGCCTCACGCGCCGCCTTCTGCGCCGCGGCCTCTTGCTCAGCGCGCCACTTGCGCAGCGCGGCCAACTCGGCGTTGACCTCTTTGAATCGCTCGTAGGGTACCGGGCCGGGTGTATCGGTGTTTTGCGCCTCCGCAGGCGGCTGGCCCTGCCCCTGTTCCTGCTCGGTCGTGGTCGTGGTCTGCTTTTCCATCTCGCTCCCTTTCGTGTTTAACGCCCAACGCGGCGATTATTGCGTTGCTATCTATCGCTTTAGGCGGCTGAGTCGATCTCGCGCAGCAGCTCCTTGAGCGTCGCCTGCCGTCTCATCACACCGTACACTGAATCGCTGTACTCCACCGTATAGTCTCTCAGGTCGAACTTGCCCCCGCGCCACGCCTCGTAGGCGTTGTCGCCCATCATCTGCCGCTGGGTGGCCTCAGGCAGCCCCTCGAACCACGAGCGTGCCGGCTCGTGCGGCTGCGCGGGCCCGTCCACGTCGATGCCCAGCTCGCGGTAGCTGGCGACTACCGGGCTTGCCGCGCACCTGCCGTTGTGGTGATCGTTGAGCGTCTCGCTCAGCGGGTGCACCGTGCCGTCCATCACGATACAGCTCATGCAGGTGCGCGGGTCTTTGGTCGCCACCCAGCGCCAGCCCTTCACCACGTCGCTGTTCGCCTGGTAATTCGCCCGCGTCGCCTCGCGGTAGGCGTACAACTCTGCCGTGCGCGTGGCCGTCAGTGACCACTCAAGCCCCTGCCCGAACGTGCGTCGTAGCTCGTTCTGTATCTTGCGCGGGTTCCAGCCCTCGGCGATGCCGATGAGTAGCTTGTCGCGCACCGCGTCGGCGGTGGCCTGCCCCAGCGTGGCCGTCATCCTCGTGCGCAGCGGCGAGTCACCCGACAGCATGCCCAGCGCCGTCTCCACGGCCTCAGTGGGCAGTCGGTTCCATGCCGTGCGGATCACCGCATCCCCCATCGGCCCGTATGCCGCGCGCACCACATTCGCCGCATCACCCGCCGCCGCGCCAACGGCCTCCTGTATCGCCACGGCCACCTGTCCGTCGGCGTATGCGCCATAGCGCGATACCTCGACCTCGACCTGCCGCGCCAACGCGCTCAGGCGCTGCTCCAGATAACGACGCTCTCTCCCCGCCTCGATGTCGGACAGTAAGGCCGCAATGCGATCCTGCAGGTCACGCCAAATGAGCCCGTAAGCCTGCGTCATCTCGGCAGCGCGACGCGCATCGCGAGCCAGCAGTTGCGCGCGATAGCGCAGCGCGGCGTCTACGGCGGTCGGCGGGCGGGAGCTCATGCGCCCATCCCAAATTGTGTCTCAAAGTTACGCAATAGCCGCTCACCCACGCTCGACTGCGCCTCGGCCATAGCCCGCATCTCGGCGATCTTGTCCTCGCTGTAGCCCGCCTCTTTCCACAGCTGCTCGGTGGGAACGTTTAGCGCCTGCTTCATGGCCAGCGCTTCCAGTCGCTCCATCTCGTTTAGCGGCACGATCTCGCGCAGCTTAATCGAGTGCTCGAACGCCCCTGTCTCGTAGGTGCCGATCTGCGCCGGGCCAAACCCCTCCAGCTTGGCCACCTGGCCCAACGTGAGCGCCATCTGGTGCATGCGCACCAGCGCGGATACCGCGTTGCCCCGCGCCTCCATCGCCCGATCGATGGCGTCCGACAGTAGCAGCCGCACGGCGCGCCCGCTGGTCTGCGAGTTCTCGCGCATACGGTAGTAGGCCAGCTCGGGCAGGTCACGCTCCATCTCCAGCATGTGATCCTGCGCGATGGCCAGCGCGGCCTCGTATTGCAGCTGCGGCACCAACGGCGCGAGCGCAGCGTTGCCCGGCAGGCGCAAAAAGCGCTCGCCGCCCAGCTCGATCTGATCCTCACTGTTCTTGTCCAGCTGGGGCGCGGGCAGCGGTCGCCCCGATGGATCCGTGGCGTTGGCCTGCAGCGCCCAGGTCACGCCATTATGCCGATATAGCATCTGGTGCAGGCGCGTCATCATGCGGTTGGCCTCGTCCAGCTTGTCCAGCGCGTGGCCGTATGCGCTGACGCCCCTGTCCTCCCCCACGTCCCGAAATTTGCAGTGCACGAAGGGCAGAAAATCGATGCCGAACGCTGTCAGGTAGTTGCTCTCATTCACCGTGGGGCGGCCCAGGCGCTCGATGGGCGTGTCCACAGGCTTGTCGTGCTCCCACACGCGATAGCTCAGATCCTCTTTGCTCCACACCTCGGTGTGCGTGTAGGCCGTGACCTCGTCGCCTTCGCGGCGCACTCGCGGGATATCGAGGCGGATGTAGTTCAGATAATCGCGCTCGTCACCGTCGAAATCGGTCACATACTCCGGTTCGATGAGCTGTATGTAGACGCGGTCGCCGTCGTTGCTACGCACGATCTTGGCGAACGCATCCCCATACATCGCCAGCCAACGGGCGAATACCTGTTTGCGCACCCCCCAGTGCGACCACGACCAGATGCGCTGGATCGGCGCGATAATGGCCTCGTTCTCGGTCTGGATCTCGTAGGCGTCGGGCAGCTCGCCCGGCCACAGCTTTGCGGCGTAGAATTCGACCACCCGGTTTGCCGGGTTGCGCAGCGGCGCCATAGCCTCCGTGCCCACTACGCCGGGCCACGCGTGACGCAGCCGCTCGTAGAGGCCGTTGTTCTCGTAATACCACCTGAGCAGGCGGTACATCTCGCGAGCCGGGCGCTCCTGACTGAGCAGATAGGCGCTGTATGATTTGTATACTGTCGCTGCGTCGATTCGGCTCACTCACTCACCCCCGCGCGCGCGTGCCAGCCTGCGGCCAGGTAATGCTCCAGGTAGATGCCGATCTGCGAGAGCACGTCCGGATACTCCTTGTGCTGAATATCGGGGAACTCGTAGATGTCGTGCTCGAACTCGGCCAGCCACGGCACGGACGACGTCGGATGCGGCAGCAGGATGCAGCCCCGTTGCGCCCAGACGGCCGCCCTTTGCGCCCGCTCCTCTTTGCTGCGTTCCGGCTCGAACGGGATGATCAATTCGCTTACCCCTGATTTGGCCGCCGCCCGCAGCGTCTGGATGGCGCTCGTGCCCGATACGCGATCCTCGATGACGATGCCCCTTAGCTTGCCGTCACGATTGTGCTCCCGCGCCGCCGCCTCAATAGCGTCCACCAGATCGGGAAACTGCAAACGGGCTCGCCATGCCCTGCGAATCAACAGCCGATAGTCGTCCAGCACCTCGGCCACGATGTAGCCGGAGTAGTCGTTCTCCGCGCTGTCCTTCATCGCCGTGTCCCACGAGATCCAGCGCTCGACCACATGCGCCCGCACCAGCCCGATATCGTCCGGGTCGTAGCGGTTCTGTCCGCGCCACCATTCGCGCTTGTACGGTTTGCCCGCCGGGTCGGTGACCCACATCCCCTCGAGCAGCTGCTTGCGTGTCGTGTCGTCCAGCTCGGCCAGTGACCGCTCGTACTCGTCGCGGTCGATGTGCGGGTTGTCGGCCAGCCCCGCCGGGATGAACACCCGCCCGCTGCCCGGCATCACAAAGCGCTCGAACACCCAGGCGTGCCCCTCCCCGCCGGGGTTGGATGCGGCGCGCATCCGCAGCGGCACCTGAACGCCCGCCTTGCGGCGCAGGCGGCTGAACAGATAGGCGTAGGACGACTCCGGGAACTGTGTCAGCTCATCAAAGCCGATAAATTGGAACTCGGCCGATTGGTAGCGGTACTTGTGGTTCTCGTGCGCCAGATAGCCGAACGAGACCGTCGCGCCGCTGGGAAACGTCCAGGAGTGATCCTGCCCGTTCCACCGGGCCGCCGTGCCGCCCCACCACTCATGTGACCGGGACATCAGCGCCTGCGGCAGCGCCAAGTCCTGGTACGTGCGCCGAAACAGAATGGCGGCGTAGCCCGGCACATCGACATACATCGCCGCGGCCATGAGGAGCGCCTCGGATTTCCCGCCGCCTGCCGCGCCGCCGTAGAGCGCCTCGCGGTCATTCAGCGCCAGAAACGCCGCCTGCTTCGTCGTCGGCCGCGTCGGGATCCACGGGTTGCGCGTCACCCGCTCCAGCGTCTTCGCGATGGATAACGCCTGCTCTGACCAGCTCTGCCATGACGCCGGCGATGAACTCTGGCCCGTATTCACGTCGCTCCCCCACATCGCGGTGTTCGATAGCTTTACCCTCGGCCCCCGTGACCTCCTGCCGCTCGACGTAGCCCCGATCCTTGCCCAACGTCTTGAGCACCAGCGACACCGCCCACGGCTCGCCGGCCAGCACCGCTTTGCGCAGCGCCAGTTCGCCCAGGTCCACCAGCTCGCCGCGGCACTCCTGGATAACCTGCTCCACCGCCTGCACGCGCTTGCGCCGCACATTGATCGTCGTGATCGAGCACGGCACGCGCTTGGCGGCCAGGGAGACGAGGCCGTTGGTCTCCCGCAGGGCCTGGATGATGCGTTCGGTTGGGATGCGCTCTTTTGCCATGTTACTCCACCAGCCGCGGCTCCAGCCCCATGCTCGCCATGCGCTCTAGCGCCACGGCGACGTACTTGGGCGCGATCTCCATGCCGTAGCAGATGCGCCGCGTCTGCTCG